CTCTTGCTCCACCCATCTTGATTAGTTTAAGAACATCTTTATCACTTTTCATGTGATGTTTTAAACCTGGTTTCATATTTGATGGATATCCATCGTAGTGAACGTATGCAGAAACAATCTTACCATTTCTACCAATTACACCAACTTGAGAACGAGTTCCTTCATTGATTATTGATTCTGGTAATAAATCTCTTAGATTTGTAGAGGTATTCTCTAAACTCATTTTCTTATCAAATAAATCTTTTAAATCTGCCCTTACATCAGCACTTCTAACAAAATCTGAACCAGAATCTTCAATATCATCTACAAACATTTTTGCAGTTTCTAAATCTTTCCCTTTAAGATATGGGAATATATCTGATTCTGCATAATCTCTCATTTCATCGCCATCTAAATCACCAATATTATTTTGAACATCATCTATCTGTGCATCGGAGTATTCATCTCTTACAGGTTCATCTTTCTTAGGTTCTTCTCCTTTAGGTTCTTCTTTTGGAGAATCTAAAGTCATTTTCTTATCAAATAAATCTTTTAAATCTTTTCTTAAATCAGCACTTCTATCAAAATCATCCCCTGCCGCATCAATATCATCTACATACATTTTTGCAAGTTCCAAATCTCTTCCTTTAAGATATGGGAATATATCTGATTCTGCATAATCTTGTATTTCATCACCAGGCATATCATCAATATTATTTTGAACATCTTCTATCTGTGCATCGGTTTGGTCATCCCTTACAGGTTCATCTTTCTTAGGTTCATCCTTTTTAGGTTTATCAAAGATGTTTACTTTAGGAGTATCTTTTTTATCATCACCATCTTCTGAATCTTTTATTTTAGAATGAGTTCCAGCCTTTACAGCAGCATCTCTTGCATCTTTTGTTTTGAATACAGCAGTTTCTCCACTCTTTTTAGATGTAGCAGTAAACGTTTCTTCTTCTTTTAATAAATCAGTTAATTTAATCATAATTTCTTTGTCTCCTTTTTGAGTGTATATAAATCAAGTTTACCATCTTCTGTTAACTTAACATCATAATTTGTTTTTCTTATATCATTGTGACCGCCTTTAAATGGAACACTTGCAACGTTTCTTGTTACTGTTCCTAATTTAATTTTATTATCACCTAAGTATTTTTTTATATCAAATGCCATAATTTAGTTTAATTCTGTTATAATTTCTCTCATCAAATCTTGTGATTTACACCACTCGTTACAAACTTCACCTTGTTTAATAAGTTGTTTGTTAACAGATTCATTCATCGGAGTCATAAATGCTCCATGTGTTGATGGATTAGAAACAAAATCCCAACCAATCAATTCAAAATCTTCACCTACTTGTACTTTACCACCAGATAGAGGTTCTACTGAACCCATACCTCTTGATGATATACCTAAAAGGATTCCTGCTTTAAGTAGTTCTTTTAAGATGTTACCAGATGGGGTCGGTAAAATCTCAACTGTTCCTACTAAATCATCATTATCCCAATGTATCTCTCTTACGTTATGAGATACGTTCTTTAGATTGATTACAGAAGAATCTGGATGGTCTAATTCACCAAGTGCTCTTCTTTCTTTAATAAGTGTTTCGTATTTTTTTGCTTCTCTCATCAAAATTTCTTTAGGATATATCCTTCCATTTTGATTTTCAGCACCTGCTCTTTGTAAAATACCCTTAACGATAGTTCTTCCACTCTCGTCCTCGTTTACTCTACCTTCGAATAGGTTTGTTTCTATTAATAAATTTGCCATTATGCTCCCCAACTTTTACGTTTTTTAAACAAATCAAAAAAGATTGCCGATACCTCTTGTCTGATGATTTTTCTAATTTCATCTCTATCAGACTCATTGAGTTCCTCAGTAACTAAAAAATGGTTTACACCAAATTTAGCATTTGAGATTTCCTCATTGATGATATCGAACAATTCACTTTTCTTCATCTTATTTTATCTTACCACTTCTTTCGAGTTCTTTTGCTGCACCGATTACATAACCCAATGCAGTTTTAAGGTCTCTATTCATATATTTAGCAATCTTTTTGACTGCCATCATTACAATTCTTTTTTCTTCAGTAGAGTATCCTTCGTTTACCGACTCATCTTTTTTTTTTCCGTCTTTTTTCTCTATTGCCTTTTGAAGTGCCGGTGGTAGTTTTTTCTGAGCATCTGTTAATTCAGATACTTTCTCTTCATTAAAAGTAGGTCCTTCATGACCTCTTCCAAATCTTTCATTCTTTTTTCCTCTACCTTTCCAAGTTTTTTCAATCTTGTTAAAGAATGCCTTTTTTTCTTCATCAGACATGGAAGGAATTGATTTACCAGCTTTTTCTAAGGCTCTTTTGAAAAATTCTTGATATTCAGATTCTTCAATCATAGCTTCTCTAACTATGTTTTTTAAATGTTCTCTTGTTATTTTCATTTTTCTATCTCCTGTATAGTTCGAGCGATATTTATCAATCTCTCCTTTATCTTATAAATATGTTTATTTGTTCTTTTCCAATACTGATTGGAATCTAACTCATTCATTGTTTTAATTTTATTATACCAATTAAAAAACTTTTGAGTTTCTGCTAACTGATATTTTAATTCCTTTAAACCCATTGCCATCTTTTTATGAGGATGCATTGTTTCATCGTTTTTTAATTCTAACCAACGATTAACTGGTCTCTTTACTTTAGCTTCGTTTATCGATTCTTTTAATCGATTCATTTTTTTATCAGTTACGAAATATGCAGAACCACCACCTGGAATTCCTTTTTCCATATCTTGTAATCTCTTTACTTCTTTTTCAGCATCTTTAAATGTTCTGAATTCTTTTGGTGGTAATTTTTTATCTCTTTTTAAATCATATCCACCAACTAAAGATTTACCTCTTCCTCTACCTTTATTACGAGTAATATAGTATTTTGCTTCGTTTACTGATTCGTTAACTTTCTTTACGTGCTGAACAATCTTCTTAGCAAATGCAGGAGAAGTGATTTTAGCTATCTGAATAATAGTTTCTCTTCCATTAGGTCTGATACTCTTTACACTACCTCCACCTTTCATATCAGGAAACTTACCATCCATTGAGTACCCATAATCTTTTATTGCAATAAGGTTACTACCTTTATCAAACATAAATTTGTAAGAACTTATTCTTGAACTATAAGAAATTCGTATAGTTACTTCAAATTCACCTTCTTTATTTTTTTTATCAGAACCGATAACCATTCCGAATGATTCACCAGTTTTGTTGTTTCTACCTTTGATAGAAGCTTCATCCATTTTACCAACTATTTTCATACCAAATTGAGTTGAAATCTTTTTCTTACGTTTTTTATCTTTAGCACCACCATCAGAAAATGCACCAGGTACATTATACCCAGCTACATTGCCTGTTGCAGTTGCCTCATCCAATTCTTTTTCAACTTCTTGGATAAGTTCTTCTAAAAATTTATTAAGATTTTGTTCTATTGACATTTTTTATCTCCTTAACCAATTCATAAGACATCATTAAAGCCGAAACTTGGTCATCGGTAACTTTTTTACCAATTTTCTGTTTTTTCAAAACATTAATAGTTTCTTTCAACTTTATTTTTGTAATCTTATCTTTCATACTCTTATACATTGAATGTAATTCAGTAATAGTTTTGATTAATTCTGATTCAAAATATTCGTTGAACTTGGATGTGTTAGTAACATTATTAATATACTCTCTTAACAATCCTTTTTGTGATTTATCTAAAGTAGTATATTTTTTATTAAAAGTTTCAACAAGAATCTTGTATGTCAATAACCTGAGGTCTTTCTCTTGTTTTCTATATTCTTCTACTAATTTATCTTGTTTAAGAACTTTAGAATCTTGGGAAATAGATGAAATGTGCTCTACAATAGTAATTTTCGAATCGAATATATCCTTGACATCAAGAATATCATTCTTTTTACCTTCAAAAAGTTTATGAATTGAAGCTAAAATTTTATAGTTTGTTACCGGGGAAGATAAAAAATTATTAATTTCAAAATTTTCTTTGATTGATTTTACAAGATTATATTTTTCTCGTTGAAGTTTTTTATAATTAATTCTAGTATGTGCTTCTAATATAGCATCAATAAATTTTTCTGCTTTAGATTCACTATTATACTTTTCATTTATTAAAAGGTTAAATAATCTAAGTTCCTTAGACATTTCAGTACCTTTACCGTAGAATTCTCTGATTATTTCTTTTGACTTTTCTTCACTACCATTTAGTATTTCAACAGTAATCTGCCTTGTTAAAAGTTCAAAAAGGAAACCAGTATTCTTAAATTTTGAATGTTTTATTTTTTTCATCTTATTTTTTTCCTATTATGATATAGTAAAATTTCCCTACTATAAATATAAATTTATAAAGTTAACAGAAATTTCTCTACTCTTCAAGTATATTATCTTCATCTAACATACCTTTAATCTCATTTAAATATTTACGTTTTGATGCTATACCTGATATCATTTTTATTGCTTTTTCTTCAGAAGTTCTTGAACGTTTTTTGTTTTTTTCCTTCTTTCCTAAAGGGTCTCTACCTAATGGATGTTTATCTTTCCCATAAGTACCACCTTCACGAGGCCTTCCACCCTTATTTTTTATTTCTTGTTTCAATGCTTCTATTGATTCTTCAATATCATCAGGTTCTTCATCTTCCATTGCAGGGTCATTACCCTCATCTTCAATAGAACGGAATCTAAATCTATCTTTTAAATCATCTAACATCATTACTCTTTGTTCATCAGATTCTCCTTCAGATAATTTAAATATATTTTCATATACCCAATCTTTAGATAACATATTTAATCCTTGAATATCTTGAGCCAATCTAATTTTTTCACTCCACAAGTTTACTTTCTCTTGTTCATAAATTGTAGATGGATTTACTAATTGTAATTCAAAGTTAGTCATTTCTGAATCTGTTATCCCTTGTGCATATAAATGAACAATGGCAATTTTAGATAATTCTGAAATTACTGTTCTTTGGATTCTTTCAATTGTTCTTGCAAATCTTACATCTTCAGCAGCAAGTGTTGCTTTACCATTTACATTTTCTTCATATCCTAAATAAGCTCTTGGAATTTTTAATGCTGCAAATAATTTATTTTTTAAGTAATCAATATCTTCAATAGTTGCATACTCTAATCCTGAAAGATTATCGATTTGTGTACCACTATCACCACCACGAACAGGAAGATAGAAATCTTCTGTTAGGTTTTGCATATTATACTTTAAGTTGTAATCACCAGTATTTCTATCGATGAAAGGAACTTTCTTCATCTTGTTGATGATTCTCTGCATATAGTTATCCACTTCTGTTGGTGGGATGTTACCAATATCAATTTTGAAAACTCTTTTTTCAGGTGCTCTCATGATTCTATGGATTAACATAGCATCTTCCATTAGAGATAATTGTTTCCACAATCTTCGTCCATTCTCAATCATAGATTTACCATATGGTAACCAGTTAGTATCTGCTAACAACCTAAAGTGAGCGATTTCAAAGTTTTCGTATTCTTCTTTTCCATTCGGGTCTTCAGTAATTTTAAACTTTACTGAATTTGGATTTGATGGGTCAGTTCTTTCTAATCTTTCT